TGAACTTTGTTTTAGTTGAGCCTTGTTCTAGTAACTTTTCCTGTCGTTGCTCGCTCCGTAATCCTTCAATGATTGTAACATCCATTATCTTAATCAATTCATTTAGGACACTTACAAGTCTTCTATCAACTCCTTTTAGTCTTTCTTTTGACCTTTTACCAAATCTAGGCATATCTACTCCTTACGATACTAACCAACTCTTTGCTTTTCTTTTAGGCTTAAACCATGATTTTTTCTCTTTATTTTTTTTCATATTCGGTGGAAATGAATGTATTTGTGCGTAATAAAGAGATTCTATTGTATCATCGTGAGCCATTTTAGGGCCGAAAGTAAGTATTTCGTTAATCAAATCAAACATATTTTTCCGTAAATGCACTGTTCCTGTACTAAAACGTGCAGAAAGTCCAGAATAAATGCGATTTCTTTTTTGTTGACCGCCGGGTTTCTCAGGTATTACAGCTATATCAAACTTATTTAGTCTTCTTCTTTCATCATTCATTGCTTGAAATATACTACGATTCATTGCAACATCTTCAACTGTAGATGATGTACAATTATATTTTTGATGTAATTCTATAATAATATCTACTACACCTTTTTTTCCTATTATCTCTCCTGTCTCTGGATTCTTAGAACCTATAGTTGGAATACTTCGATGTCTTTCATATTCTAATACATACAATTCATTATTTGCATCAATCGCAATAACAGTTATAACACTATAGTCAGAATGCTTTGTATCAATATCTGTAGCAGGGTCACACCCAATAAATGTATTAACAGGGATATCTTCATTGTCTTTTACTATATAATTAACACCATCTTCATTTTTAAAGTAACCATTCCAATATCTTATATGTTCTCTTTTCCATATTGCATCTTCTTCGGATTGTACTTCCATCATATACTCTTGGTAGAATTTTTGAGGCATTCCACTATCTGCATAGAATTTTTTCTTTTCTTCTAGTTTCTTTTTCGTAAAGAAAGAACCCCACAATGGAGTATCGTTATCTATAAATGCTTTATAAGTAATTACCTTCCAAGCAAATTCTTTATTTTCTTTTTCAGCTTTTGCATAACTATTGAGCAAATTGTTAATAAAAGAATCATAATGTACAGGAGTGCCATTAACACGCAACCGACCAGTATGAGGCTCAATAGCGGGATAGATAACAGCAGTAACAAGATTAGCATTCTTATCTCTCGCTTCCTGCGTAATTGTGTTTGCTT